CAAAGCCCGTCATGCTTTTAAGGCGGTACGTAGTAGGAAAGAAGGCGAAATCACAATCATGACCGCTATGGCGGAGTGGCGTAGGCTAGACCAGATACGCCGCATGGAGTTGGAAGTAAAAGATTTTCTGATCCAACAGTTCGGGCAGTTCAAGGGTGAGGAAGAGTTCGAGAAGGTCAAGAAGATTAAAGATGACATGATTGCCCGTCATGCCAAGAGTAAAGATGCAATGGGCAGGGATATAGAGAAGTTACGAGAGTTGCAGATTATTTGTGTGACGCTGGCGTTTCTGGTTGTCACTATTTATTACATCATGAAGGGTCACCTGTAATGGCTGAGAAACTAAACGCTAATGACACGCTCTCTAAGGTGCTGGCGTATGTTGACTCGCCGTTTAAACTCTTTGCCATGATCATGATGGCGGTGCTGGCCTTTGGTGGTTGGATGCTGTATGACAACAAAGACCTGATCGTAGGCACCTACAAAGAACACCAGAAGTTGCCGGACATTGTGGAAGACCGGGTTGAGGACGCTGTAGCCCACCTGTTTAAGACTACGGGTGCAACTACCGTGGCAGTGTTTAAGGTGAACCCCCTGCTGGGAACCCGGGTGCAGTATCGGGCGTATACCAAAGAAGGCAGGGACAAGACAAACGACGGGCTGGATGTAGGACTCTTTACAACCAACCAAGCCAACAATCAGGACGTAGTTAACCTCATGGCAGGCAACGTTCCGTGTAGTGATTACAAGGCGGCGCAGTCAGAGATTGGCCTGTGGTACATCGAGAAGGGTATGCGGTTTGGGTGCAGGATTAGTGTCCCGCCTGAGCCGAGTCGGTTTATAGGACAGATTACCGTGGGATGGGACAAGCCCCCCGCTGATTTAGATCAAACCCGGGCGATGCTTAATATCGCCGCAACCATGCTTTCAAGGAGTAAGAAATAATGTTACCCATAGCCGCACTATTAAGTATTGGTGAAAAGGTACTGGACAAGGTTTTACCTGACCCAGAGGCACGGGCTAAGGCGCAAGCAATGCTTTTAGAGATGCAGCAAAAAGGAGAACTTGCCAAACTCCAAGCCGACATGAATGAGCAGGATAACCTGACCAAACGGGCTGAGGCCGATATGAAGTCGGACTCATGGCTATCTAAGAACATCCGGCCTATGACGCTAATCTTTATTTTGCTGACATACACCGTATTTGGGATGATGTCTGCTTGGGAGATTGAGGTAAACAATAACTATGTAGAACTCTTGGGCCAGTGGGGGATGCTAATTATGTCCTTCTATTTTGGCGGGCGTACCCTTGAGAAGATCATGGACATGAAGGCGAAGAAAGATGCAACTAACAAATAACTTTTCTCTTGCCGAGATGGTGAAGTCTGATACTGCACTGCGGCATGACATGGACAACACACCGGGGGAGGCTGAGATTGCTAATCTTAAAACGCTCTGTGAAAAGGTATTGCAGCCTGTCCGAGACCAATTCAAAACCGGGGTCAAGGTCAACTCAGGGTTCCGACATCCCGAGGTCAACGCAAAGGTGGGAGGCTCCAAAACGTCCGATCATTGTAAAGGACAAGCCGCTGACATTGAGATTCCCGGTATTGCCAACGCAGACTTAGCCGTGTGGATTATGGACAACCTTGAGTACACCCAGTTGATCCTTGAGTTCTACACCCCCGGCGTGCCTGATTCGGGCTGGGTGCATGTTTCCTACGACCCTGCTAACCTCAAGAAGCAGAACTTGACGGCTACCAAGCAGGGCGGTAAAACAGTGTATCTGCCGGGACTTGTAGCCTAATGAAAACTTTGCATTTTCCTATTACTGTTGTTGATGATTTTTTTGATTACCCAGATGAGGTAAGAGAATTTGCTTTACAACAAGAATATCTACCTGATCCTGATAACAAATGGCCCGGCAAACGTAGTAAACCTTTACACGAACTAAACCCCACTTTATTTAACAACACAATAAATAAAGTTATCTATTTATTTTATAACTCAAATAAAACAAAGATTTCGTGGAACACCGCCGCACAGTTTCAAAAAGTAGATAGCAAGTACATTGAAGGGTGGGTTCATGCTGATGAAAATATATGCACGGGGATTATTTATTTATCCAAATCAAAAAATAAATGTGGCACTACAATTTATAGACCCACAGACCCTATAAACGCCAACTTAAAAAATTTAGATAAAAAAATAAAGAGTTTTAAAAATACAGATTTAATTACAAATACTAATGATTTTAGGTTGGAGAACAATAAACAATTTAGACCAACAGTTACTATACAAGAAGAATACAATCGTTTAGTTCTTTTTGACGGTCATTTATTACATAGCGCAAATGAATTTTATGGAAATGAAGACGATTCTGCACGCCTAACTTTAGTGTTTTTTGTTAAACAAATTCATATCCATGAAGAAGACACAGTTTTTCCTGTGCCTCGCATGAGAAAGTATCTTTGGTGACTTATGCCATTTATAGCACTTAGATTTAAGCCGGGAATAAACCGAGATCAGACCAACTACTCTAACGAGGGTGGCTGGTTCGAGGGAGACAAAATTCGCTTCCTTTCGGGTTTCCCCCAGAAGATTGGTGGCTGGCTTAAACAGACGCCCAATACATTTCTTGGTACCTGCCGCCAACTATTTAACTATGCAACAACTTTTGGGGATAACCTTCTAGCCGTTGGGACAAACTTAAAGTTATACATAGAAGCAGGCGGTTATTTTTATGACATTACCCCACTCCAATCCACAACGGCTGCTGGAGATGTAACATTTGCTGCTGTTAACGGATCTTCTACCATAACAGTTTCAGATACCAGCAACCCAGCCCAAGTAGGTAATTACGTTCAGTTTACTGGCGCTGTTTCTTTGGGCGGTAATGTCACGGCTGCGATCTTAAACGTCAACCAAGGCTTTGAGATTACTACATTGGTCAACGCCAACGCTTACACAATTGTTGTTCCAGTAACGGCTAATGCTTCTGATGCAGGTAATGGCGGCTCTGCAACGGTTGGTAAGTATCAAATAAACGCCGGTACTCCCGGTGGTACGTTTGGTTATGGCTGGGGTACGGACACTTGGAGCCGCCTTGAGTGGGGCCTTGGTGGCACAATACCTGTTGCTTTAAGTGGTAGCGATTGGTGGTATGACAACTTTGATAACGATTTAGTTGCCAATCTTAGAGATGGCCCTGTTTACTATTGGGAGCGCGGGTCTTCTACTAACCCCGGAACAGCCCTTCAGACCAATGCAATTCTTCTTTCAGTAAAGGCTACCGCAGATGGATACAACGCCAATGCAGTACCAACCAAGGTTATGCAGGTTCTTGTATCGCAAAACGACAAGCATCTTCTCGCTTTTGGGAGTGTGCCTTTTGGTTCTACTAATGTGGCTGATTTTGACCCCCTTCTTATTAGGTGGGCTGATCAGGATAATCCGGGTCAATGGACTCCGACGCCTACCAACTCTGCGGGATTTATAAGAGTTTCTAGGGGTTCAAGGATTGTCCGTGCTCTACCAACCCGGCAAGAGATCTTGGTGTGGACAGAATCACACCTTTATTCCTTCCAATACCTTGGAACCACAGACGTATTTGGGCTACAAGAATTAGCAGACAACATCTCTATCCTTAGCCCACGGGCTGCTGTAACCGTAAATAACATAACTTACTGGATGGGGAACGAAAAGTTTTATGTCTATTCAGGTCGTGTTGAAACGCTTCCTTGCACTTTGCGACAGTTTATCTTTCAAGATATTAATTTTGGTCAGGCCGACACTATTATTTCTGGCTCAAACGAGGGTTGGAACGAAGTTTGGTGGATATACCCAAGTTCTAACTCCGCTTATCCTAACCGTTATGTAATCTATAACTACCTTGAGCGTATCTGGTACTACGGGAATATTGATCGTACCGCATGGTTAGACAGTCCGTTGCGTGAGTATCCTATGGCAGTCAATACACCCGGTGGCACCAGCACTGGGGTTCTCTATGACCAAGAAAATGGTTTAGACGACGACGGTGCTCCTATAACGGCTTACATTCAATCATCTGACTTTGATATTGCCGATGGTGAACAGTTTATGTTGACTCGTCGTATGCTTCCAGATATTAATTTTTCTAACTCAACCGCCGCTGCACCAGAAGTAACGCTACAGATTCGCCCCCGTAACTTCCCCGGGTCAGGCTTCCAACCTGTAGGTACGACGGACTCTAAGCCGGTGATTGAGACTGCGGTAGATGTTTATACGGAGCAGGTGTTTATCCGTGCCCGTGCTCGGCAGATGGCGTTAAAGATTAGTTCAGAGGACTTAGGTGTTAATTGGCAGTTAGGTGTGCCGAGATTAGATGCTCGTGTGGATGGTAAACGCTAATGGCACTTGAGAAGTTTCAGGCGCCAGCATTACCGGTACCGCCTGTTGAATACGACCAGAGATACCACACGGATCTGATTCGTATACTTCGCCTCTACTTTAACCAACTAGACTCGCTTACTCCCAACCAAGCCAACTCGTACCGTGCGGATAACTTTTATGGTGGAGACTTTGTTGGGTATGGTCAAAACTTAGTCTTTCCTCATATTGCCGCATCTGACTCAACAGATCAGATTGCTACAGGAAATAATACTGCCACTCAGGTTAAGTTCAATACGCTTGACTCTAGTTTTGGTTGGACTCTTAATCCGTCCGGCTCGGCAACGGCTACCTATGACGGGGTTTATAAAATTACTTTTAGCCTTCAGTTGATTAATTCGGCAAATGCTATCCACTACGCCACAGTTTGGCTTAAAGTTAATAATATAAATGTAGACAACTCAGCCACAATCTTTACTATCCCAGCCCGTAAAAGTGCGTCGCCGGGGGAAGAAGGCTATATTTGCGGGTATTCCGAGGCTACTTTTACTGTTATCGCTGGGGATGAGGTTGAGTTGTACTGGGCAACAGATTTGGCTGGCAACCCCACCTCTCCAACAAACGGTGTCTATATTTACCACGACGGCCCCCAAGTCTCACCCTTTGTCAGACCTGCCATCCCCTCGGTTATAGGGTCAATCACGTTTGTTTCCTCACTCCTATATAAGACTGTAGTACGCCTTTCTTCGGTATCCGCTTCTGGCTCTGTGGGAACAGTCTCAGTTACCATAGCCCCATAGACTTCACTTGACAAATTCAGGATAATCCCATTATGCAATATCCCACCATAGGTCAACCCCAATACGGATTCGCTCCCACCATGCCCGGTATGGCTAGTGGTGGTCTGGCGTCCTTACCTGTTAAACGGTTTCAAAGAGGGGGCCTATCAGATACCGCTATTGGTGGACTGTTTGCTCCTACCCAAGTAGGGCCGCTATCGGTAACTCCGGCTAGTATGATTGGATTAGTTGCCCCACCTCCTATTTCTGCCCCCCTCGCGGCGTTAAGTGCCTACAACGCTTTTATGGCAAAGCAAGATCCAGCCCCAATCATGGAGGCTAAAACCGCAGCGGAAGTAGAAGCCCAACAAGCCCAAAAGGACACCGATATTGCTGCGGTGCAAGATGCTGAAGATCAAGCACTAGGCCAACTAGCCGCTATGACCCAACAACAGCAACAGCAAGAACAAGACCCCTCAACTCCCGATATTTCTGATGTTGCCGCCACTGTCGCCGCTACACAGGATGCTGTTGATGCTGAGGGTGGTCAGACTGTAGGCGCCCCTGCCCCCGCTTCCACTACTGCTGGTACTGGCACTGATACTGGGGCTGGGGCTGGAACCCCCTCCATAGGAGATCAGCAAAGCGTTGACTCTAATATGAACGTCCAAGATGCCCCTAGCGACGGTGGTGGCGGGGGTAGTAGTTGCTTCCTTACAACTGCGGCAGTTAAGCATATGGGTCAAAAGGACAATGGCGAGGTGCTAAATACCCTTCGTAATTTCCGCGATACCTACATGCAAAAAGATAGGGAAAAAAATAAAGACGTTCAGTGGTATTACACCAACGCCCCTCGAATTATGCGTGCTTTAGACGCTAGAAAAGATGCTGGATCGGTTTATAGGGAAATGTATAACGACTACGTAATCCCAGCATATAGGAACATTAAGGCTGGTAAAAATGCTGAAGCCTATGCGGATTACAAAAGATTAGTTAACTTTGCTAAACGCGAGTCAGGTATTGATAATGAGGCTTTAACCCCTAAACCCAAACACTATATGTATGGCGGGCAAGTTATGAACTACGAACAAGGCGGTCTTGCTGCGGCGCAACAAACACAAAGTAAAGGCCGTGGTCAGGACACGATGCTTGTCCACATGACACCAAAAGAAGTTGGTGGGCTACAGGCTTTGGCTATGGCTCACGGTGGTTCGCTCACTATTAACCCCCAGACTGGGCTACCCGAAGCAGGGTTTTTAAGTGCCATTCTTCCAATGGTGGCTGGCTTTGCTCTTGGGCCTGCTGGATTTGGCCTTATGTCATCTGCATTAGGCGCAGGCGCCGTGGTAGGTGGGTTGACTGGATTGGCTACGGGAAGCCTTAAGAAGGGCTTGATGGCGGGTCTAGGAGCCTACGGTGGCTTTGGTTTAGGTGAAGGTTTAGTAAGTGCGGCTACCCCAGTCGAAGCGGCTGCAACTCAAGTGACACAAGCCCCTACAAGCGCCTTTAACTTAGCACAAAGCAATATTGATCCGTCCATATTAGAAAGTGGTTTAGGGGCCGGTAGTAAAGAATCCATCATGCAACAAGCAATGCAATCCCCTGCGTATCAACAAGCATTAACAAGTCCTCAGTTGGGGTCTTCTGCTTTAGATACTATGAGCGCAGCCGATGTGGCTCAGGCTAAGGTTCTACCGGGGCAAATGATTACTACAACTCCAGCGATACCCGCACCTGCGGGTTTTGAAGCCGCCACGAGTGGGTTTGAGAACGTATTTAAACCTGCTGCTGAGGGCGGTGCTGAGTACCGCAAAGCGTTTGGTGCGGCCCTTCCATATGGAACTACAGTAGCCGCAGGTGCGCCATTGGCTATGGCAGCAGCAGAACCCCCAAAAGGCCCCGAACCATCAAAATCCTTTATTCGTGGTTACGATTTAGACATTACCAACCCATCGGGCACGCCTCAGTACACTCCACAGGACACAAGAGAGCGGGAGCAGGTACGTTATGCATTCAGCCCACGGCCTATCTATGAGGCCGCTCAAGGTGGTCTAACCGCCCTAAATGGGCAAACTTACGATGATGAGTACGGTAGGGATGAGTACGCTCCGGGCGGCTCTGTAAAAAAACGTAAGGTAACTTCACTTAGGGGAAACCCTTATTACAAGTTTGCCCAAGATCGTAAAGATTCCAGCATGGAAGCCGCTATAGATCAAAACTTTGCCAAGGGTGGTTTGGGTGCGTTACCCCCACGGTTTCTGTCGGGCGGTGGCGACGGTATGAGTGACTCAATCAAGGCGCGTATTGGTGGGGTGCAAGAGGCTCGACTGGCTGATGGTGAGTTTGTGGTTCCGGCAGATGTGGTATCTCATCTTGGTAATGGGTCAAGCAAAGCCGGGGCTAAGAAGTTGTATGCGATGATGGACAAAATTAGAAAAGCAAGGACGGGGCGTAAGAGTCAAGCACCCGAAGTCAACGCACGAAAATACATGCCTGCATGAACTACGAGATAACACTAGAGAAATTTAAAGAGACGTATTCAGAATTAGAGCCTTTATATAGGCAGCATTACTCAGAGATGGTTGAGCGGTTGGCAGAGCAAGGGGTGCAGTATTCTCCCTACAACCCAAGACTTGATGAGTATATAAGGGCTAGTGACGGTGGGTGGTTGTTAACTTTTGTGTTAAGGCTAGATGGTAAAGCAGTTGGGTACAGCAATGTCTACATAACAAATGACATGCACAACCAAGACCTGATAGCACAAGAAGATACCGTTTTTGTTTTGAAAGAGCATCGAACGGGTTGGGGACGAAAGTTAATTAGAGCAGTGCACGAAGAATTAGAGAAACGTGGTGTTAAGAGATTAAACATTACGACAGCAACAGACTTGAGAGTGTCAAAACTTTTATCTCGTATGGGGTATCAGCATACAGCCCATGCAATGACTGTAACTTTTTGAGGTAACAAACTATGTGTTCATCTTCAGCACCACCACAGCCAACCAGTACGTCGCAAACGACGATACCTGAATACGCTAAACCATATGCGGAGAAGATGCTTGGTAAGGCCGAGGCTATTACTGAAAGTCCGTATCAGACCTACGGTGGGCAGCGTATGGCTACTGCTACCCCAGAGCAACAAGCCGTTCGGCAAAACGTGGCTGCTATGCAGCAACCCGGTCAATTTGCTGCTGGTACTGGGTTAGCCGCTGCTGGTGGGTTAGGCGCTCTTGGTGCAGGCCAACAGTATATGCAGATGGCTACTGATCCGATGGCGCAGCAAGCCTTTATGTCTCCCTATATGCAGAACGTGGTTGACCTGCAAAAGCAAGAAGCCATCCGTGACGCCCAGAAAGGGCAGTTGGCTCAGAACTTGGGCGCGGCTCGTCAGGGTACATATGGAGGTGCACGTCAACTTCTTGCTGGTACTGAACGTGAGCGCAACCTACAACAAAATTTGGCAAACATTCAAGCAACTGGCGCACAGAAAGCCTACGAACAGGCCATGCAGGGTATGCAGTTTGGTACCTCAGCAGGTATACAAGGCGCCCAAGCCGCTTCTCAAGCAGGTGCTACATTGGGTCAACTGGGCATTGGACAGCAACAAACAGGTATTGATTTGGCTAAAGCACAAGAAGCCTTTGGTGCAATGGGGCAGGCAGAGCAACAGAAAGCCCTTGACCTCCAGTATCAGGACTTCTTACAACAGCAACAGTATCCGTACAAGCAACTTGGCTTTATGTCTGACATCCTCCGTGGAAGCGCAAACCTTGCGGCTACTGGAGGTAAGACTGTTTATGAGCCGCCTCCATCCGTAGCATCACAGATCGGTGGTTTGGGATTGGCTGGGCTTGGCGTATATAACCTTCTGAAGTGAGATTAAGATGGACGACATGGATAATTTTGACTTGCTGTCAGCCGAAAAGGTTGCCGCTAAATACGGCGGGGATAAGCGCAAGATTGGTGAAGCCGCTCGAATGGGATTGGTTAACCCGACTGTTGCCGTTATGGCTGGTATGTTTATTGACCGGATGCGAAACGCCGCAGTTAAAGAGCAACAGCCTACTACAACTGTAGCCCAAGATGTTATGGCTCCGGCTCCGGCTACGCAAATGGCTGGTCTAGGCGCTACACCTCAAGCACAAACGGCCCCTCAGATGGCCCCCCAAGCAAATACTCAAATGGCTGCGGCTCCTGCACAAACTACAACTTTGGCTGAGGGTGGCCTGACTGCACTGCCCGTTGATGAGGATATGTTCCCTGATGAATATGCAGGTGGTGGGATTGTGGCGTTTGAAGAAGGAGGCCCAACTACGCCGTTTGGTAGATTTGCATCAGAGTTTGGAAGCAATTTTAGAAATAAAACAGCAGAAGAATTAGAAATTTTAAAACTTCAAGATGAACTTAGAGGCAAGTATGGTTCTGCTTCTAGCCTACCCGGTTTATTTATGTCGCAAACGGATGAAGAACGTCAGCGTGCTAAAGACATTATGGGCCGTTTAACTAGAATGGATGTTAACGAACTGCGTCAATTAACCGGAAGTAAAAATCGTGCAGTTCCAATTGACCAACTGTCTCAAGCCCAACAAACCGGCACCGATTCTATTGATGCTCTTCGGGCCAAAGCCGCTGCTTCACGAGCAGGTATTTCAAATCCCGAAGACCGTGCTCGGTACGATGAAAATATCTCTGGCATAAAACGCATAGCCGAGAATGTTGCGCCTAAAACTGAAGCCAAAACAACCGAAGCCAAAGCACCCGAAGGCGTTAACGTCAAAGCCGCCGACAAAGCACTAACTGACTACGCTAAAAAAATTAAAGAGTTCAATAAAGAATTTGGTGTTTCTGATGAGCCAGACGCTAAGGCTCGCGCAGCCCTAGATAAGTACAAAGAAAAACTTAATAAAGACTTAGACAAGGCTGGTGCTCTTGGATTAGTTCAAGCAGGTCTTGGTATTGCTGGTGGTAAGTCCCAGTATGCCCTACAAAATCTTGCTGGCGCCGCTCCTGCAATTGAACAATACAGTAAGGCAATGTCCCAGATTCGTGAGGGTGAAAAAGGTATTCTTGACAGCGAAGCCAAACTGGATCAAGCCGCTGATGCTCGTGCCCGTGGTAATGTGAAGTTGGCACTTGAACTTGAAAAAGATGCTAGAGATTTGGCTATAAGGGAGCGTCAAGCGGTTGCTTCTGAAAGACAAGCAAACAAACCAAGTCAATTTTCTGAACAATATGCGCTATATGCCGCTGACGAAAAAGCCGCTGGGCGCATACCATCATTTGAAGGGTTCCGTAAGGCTCTTGGGTCGGGCGATGAAAACATTGATTTCCGTGCAAGGTCAGAAGCCGAAAGACAATTTGCGCAACAAAAATTACTCTTTGGGCAAATCCCGGGATATAAAGAACTTAGAGATGCGGCTAAAGGTGGGAATCCTGAAGCCGTTAAAAAACTTCAAGAGTTTGAATTAAAGCAATACAATGATATTCTCAATAGAATTAGAGGGTCTTCTCCCACTGCTGGTGCCGGTGTCCCCGCTGATATTGCTGCTATTGCAAATAAATACAAATAATGGCTGACCTAAATCAAATTTATGATGCCCTTCGTAAAGCCGACGCTGCTGGAAATGTTGAAGATGCAAAGCGTTTAGCCGATTACATTCGGCAGGTTTCAGGCGAGGGGATGCCTAAAGAGGCAGAGCCAGTTAAAGACACAGGGTTCTTTGATATGACGGGTCGCGCCGTTGTGCGTGGCGCTAAACAGACTGGGTCTCTTCTTGCGGATGTGCTACCTGCTATGGCGGCTAAGGCTGTCGGCGCTGATGAGTACGCTGCCCGTCAGATGGCTGAGGCTGAAGAAACGCAGAAAGAGATTGCTCAGAAGTATGCTGCCCGCTATGGGCAACTATCGGATGTAAAAGGGCTTGGTGACGTACTGCCGTTTATCGCCGAGACCGTTGCCGAACAAATACCCAATCTTGCTACAGCCGTAGTTCCCGGCGCAGGTGGCGCTGCTATTGGTGCCCGTATGGCGGCTGGGCAAGCGGCTAAAACCTTGGGAGCACGGGAAGCAACTGAAGCGAGTGCGCGGTACGCTGCACTTAAAGGCGCTCAAGGCGCGGCTTACGGCGGTGGGGCTGGTGCCTTCCTAGGTTCCTACGCTCTTAACGCTCCTGAAGTCTTCCAGAATATCTTTGAGGAAACTGGTCAGATGGAGGTGGGCGCTTCCGTCTTAGCCGGTTCTGTGGCGGCTGCACTTGACTCAATTCTGCCTGCCTACTTAGTGCGACAGTTTACCCCCGGTATGAAGATGGGGGTTGTAGAAAAGTTATTAGAAAAATCAGGTATGGCTCCCGGTATTGCCCGTGGAGTTACGGCTGGCGCCCTTACCGGTGTTGCTACAGAAGGGCCAACTGAGGCTGCACAAGAAGCCATTAGTATCGCAGCCGAGAAGTTTGTACAGGAAAACCCTGAAGTCTGGGGTAGCAAAGAATTTAATCGGCTAGTTGAGTCTGGCGTGCGTGGTGCTGTAGGCGGTGGCGGTATTTCTGGTATTGCTGGTGGAGTTAAAGGGTTTGTAGAAGGCCGACCTGCTGCGCCAAAGAAAGAACTTGCTACGGGCAAAAATACGTTTGATCAATTAGATGCTGGAGAAACAGAAGAAGAAACATCTGCTGCGCCACCCGCTAATATAGTTCCGCCCCCACCTCCACCACCGCCAGCCCCACCTGAAACTAAAACAACCATTACGGATGAGCAACGGTTAGCCCTTGACGATGAGCGTAAAGAACTACTTACACAAATCGCAGAACTTCAAGGTGAGGCAAAGAATCTACGAGATAGCGACCCTGAAAGAGCAGATCAATTTTCTTTGGCTGCACAAGACTTACAAGTACGTGAGCGAGAGATTCGGCGGACGTTAACAGAAAGTGCTAAGCCGACTGCGCTTGATGCCGAGGCTCCTCGCCAATATGGTGGGCCACGCCAAGTATTTAAGTTAACAGACCAAGAAAAGGCTGTTACAAAAGAAGACCTTCTTGCCGCTGGGTATGGTGCTAATGACGCTGACAATATACTTGCGAGCGCTAAACCCCTAAGCACAGGCCCCAAAACAAAGGAAACTTTAAGACGGGTTGCAAATGGTGAAGTACTTTTTAATAACGTGCTTCGTCCCGTAACTCAAGACGATATTGATAATGCAATTACGCCAGAAGAGAAAACACGGTTACAAACCGCTTTTGATAGGGCTAAACCACAATCGGCATTATTTGCCCCATCCGGTGAACAACTTGGGTTTGACGTAAGCCAATCTGAAGGCGAAGTTGAGCGCAATCTACCACCTTCATTGATTGAATTAGGCGCAGCCGAGTTTAAATTAGAGCGCCCACCCGGTGTGGCTCCCGGTGAAGTAGACATAGAAGCCCCTGCTGCAACGCAAGGTGCCCCATTAAATATGTTTACAAAGACAGGGCGTAACGCAATAGATTTCTTACGAAGCATTAACCCAATTGCAGAAGCAGAACAAGGCGTAAATAATTTTAAATCAGCCATAAAAAACTTTATTGACGACATCAATGAGTACATAAACACGGCTGATGCTCAAGAACGTGGCGAAAACCGTCAACTAATTAATGAGTTTTTTGATCAATATTCGATTACAGATGACCCCAAAACTGCGGAAAATGTAATCAACGAAATTAAAAACAAGAACCCAGCGCAACAAAAACAGATCCTTGGGTCACGCACCCGGATGCCTGACCTTACTCGTCTAGGGGGTGTAAGTCAGTTACGGCAAGAGTTTAATGATTTTATGGCTCGTAAGAAGACCGAGCAACTTGGATACACAGAAGAACAAGCGGCATTAAATACCTTTGCCACTGATACTAGAATCCCAAAGCGGGTTAGTAATATTCTTGCTCGGTTAAAAATATTGTCGCCTAGAGGTCGAACCCCTGAAGAAAATGCGGCCTTTGCCTACTTTAGTCGGTGGAATTATGGCGTGGCTATGCGTTCGGCGGCGTTTGATATTGTCAGCCAAACTCCTCCCGGTGAGATGTTCTCGGGGCAAGGTGCTAAGCAAGCAGAACTATTTAGAAAATACATTGAAGAAAATTTCCCTGCTTCTGAAGTAGAAAAGTTTGATCGGACTGTAGAAACATACCGCTACGACAAACGACGGGCATACGGCAATACACAAAAGTTAGTTCAGTATCGCCAAAAAATTAAAGAACTAAAAAAGGCTTTAAACAAAAGCGAAGAAGAAATCCAAAAAGCGCTACGGGAAACCACGCTAGAGTCTAGATTTTTAGAGAAGAGCCTTGAGTTAATGCACCCTGCTGTGCAGCAAGCGGTTGAGAATAACGATTTAAACCTTGCTTTAGATTTAATTAGGCAGATGCCTAGGGCTAATACCTACTGGTCGGCGTTAGCAAGCCGCTTGCGTGAACTTAATTTGCCTACGTCTATTGGGTTTAATCAGCAACGGATACTTGTAGAGATAGAGTTACAGAAAGTTCAGTTAAGCACCACCCGACTAATGGACAACATGCAACTTCTGTACCCTGACGTTTATAACAAATACTTCAGGGGGAACGCTAATAACCCAGTTCAAATGTTGGCGGCGTTACAAAAGGTTAAAGACGATAACCTAATTCCGTCGATACTAACTAATGACAACCTATTGTACGAAAGAGTTTTAGGTAAATACAAAGAAGTAGTGCCAGCATTAACTAGTCTTGGTACTTATTTTATTGAGCAAGATGTAATCAACCTTAACAAAGCAAAAGGTGGATTGTCGCTGTATGGGCTTTTCCACGAAACAATACATGCTGCTACATCTAATGCTATTCGTAATAAAAACGAATTAAATACCGCACAAAAAGTAGCATTAAGTAAATTAGAAAACCTTTACGAATATACGCTAAAAAATTATCCGGCTGTATATCAATACGGGTTTAAAAACCTTGATGAGTTTGTAGCCGAGGCTTTCTCCAATATGGAGTTTCAAAGTTTACTGCGTGATCTAAAGTACCAAAACACAGATAAAAACCTGTGGTCTACATTTGTTAAATTTATTGTAGATTTACTTGGCGGCAACAAAGATAACGTGCTGGCGGCAACACTTGCCAATGCCGACGTTCTTATGTCTGCTACAGTTTCTCGTGGTTCTCCCGGTATGTTGGATGGCACTCTTAATGCGTCTGCACCTAAGAGCGTAATGGGCGGCACCTTTAAAACGTCTCCACTACCTCCAGATCAAAGCATACCCCGGCGCATGTTAAATGCTGCTTTGAACCGCCCAACATGGCAAGAGGCTAAGAATGGCGTTTCTCAAATGCTTGAAAATGTAGCAGACACTACACGTAAATATTTTTTAGGAGCCTTTACGCTTCGCCAACTTCAAGATTTAGTTGGTACTCGTTTGGGGCAAGCACCTAAAAACTTTATTCTTAGTGTTGAAGGTATGCTTGAAGAGCATAACAAGATTGTTAATGAGGCTAAATCTACAACAGACAAATGGTCAAAACTCCAAAACAAAGACTCTAAAGAAAGCGATAAGTTGTCTGAAGTAATGATTGAGGCAACTCTACTAGGTATTGACCCTGATACGCAAAAAGGTAAAGACTATAAATTAGACAAGGCATGGGATGCTCTTAGCCCAGAAGCCAAAGAAGTCTACCGCGAAGTTCGTAATTTTTATGTCCGTAGGATGGATTCATATTTAGAGACCCTACTTAACAATATTAAATTGTCTTTAGTTGCCAGCGGACTGCCAGATGCTGAAATTAGGCAAAAACTTAGCGAAGTTGAAAAAGAGTTTAGAAAAGGATTAGTAGGCCCATATTTTCCTTTGGCTCGTTTTGGGCAATTCTGGATTAATGTTGGTCAAGGCCCCGATGCAGGTTTTTATAAATTTGATACTGCGGCTGAACGTAACTCAGCATTTAAATTATTTGAGCAACAAGGTAATACAAAAATTGGGCAGGGGAATAGTTTACGCACGGCTGACCTTACAAGCCTACAAAATGTGACTGCCCTAAAAACAATAAACGACATTGTCGATAGCGCTAGTGACAAACTATTAAACGGGACGTATGTAAATTATAAACAAGCAGGCAACCAAGTAGATACGTTACGGAACGCAATTAAAGACGGCGTGCAAGAACTATACTTAATGACGTTGCCAAACAGAAGCCTTAGAAAGAACTTTATCCATCGTAAAGGAGTTTCTGGAGCGTCAAAGGATATGCTGCGGGCATTCTCCGATACGTCTTCCCACATGGCATATCAGCATGCGCGTTTTAAATATTCTCGGCAAATGTTTGATCAGTTAAATGCTGCTGACGAAGTACAAAAAGCAAACATAGCAAACAACGAGGGAAACCCTAAAGTTGATGGGGACTACCTAAACGAACTGCGCCGCCGACTTGATTACGTGATGAATCCTACAGACACAGGGACAATACCTACTGTCCTATCTAACGTGTCGTTTTTATGGTATCTCACGGCACCTGCTTCGGCCTTGGTAAACATGTTGGGTGTACCTGCGTTTGGATTGCCTGTTCTTGCTTCTCGCTTTGGGAAAGTAGACGCCGCAGCCATGTTGGCTAGTATGGGAATGAGTTTTATGCGTTCAGGTTTTAAAGACGCAAATGGCAAATTTGCTATGCCCTCACTTAAAATGGGTTCGAAACTAAACGCAGTAGAGCAACGTGCATACGATGCTTTTTCGGCTAGTGGGCTGATTGATATTACTCAAGCATATGATTTAGCAGGACTGGCTGACTCTCCATCTAATATGTACACCGGCAAGATGAGCACAATCATGCGCTGGAGCAGTTTTATGTTCCACCACGCCGAGCGGTTTAACCGTGAAGTTATGGCTATGAGTGCATTTAGACTGTCGTATGCAGCCGCTAAAAAGAAAGGTATGTCTGATCTTAATGCGTTTAACAAAGCGGTAGATGAGGCAAAGGATTTAACTTACCGGTCAATGTTTGATTACTCTACGCTTAATAAGCCCCGCTATCTACAAAACGCTTACGCCAAAGTTATCCTACAATTTAAACAGTTCCCACAGCACACAACTTATCTTTTAGGTCGTAGTGCATATGAATGGTTCTCTAAAAGTAATCCAGAACTGCGTGAAGAAGTACGTAGTTCTTTAGAAATTGAGCGTGCTAACTACGGATTACCTACCCCTGTTACACCTGAAGAACTAGAGAAACAAATTGATGCTGAGGTAGATCGTATTGTTAAAGAAGGCCGGGGTCGTATACTTGGCACTTTAGGGATGACGTTCTTAATTGCAGGTGCAACCGGCATGCCGCTATTCTCAGTCGGCGCAGCCACAATTGAAGCCTTACACGCGGCATTCTCAGATGAGGATGAGCCGCCGCTTGACTTTGAGAATTGGTTTAAGAACTGGATGGCAGAGACATTTGGCAACTTCTGGGGCGACTCTATATCCCGTGGGGTTGTCACGCAGGCTACAGGTTTAAACATTGCAGATCGTATGAGCCTAAATGACCTTTGGTTCCGTGATGCCCGTAAGAGCCAAGACGAAGTTACCGCTTTCCAAAACATGCTTATTAATTTACTTGGGCCGACTGCAAGCCTAGGCATAAGCGCTGCTGAAGCACTAAAACTTTACAACGATGGATACTATTATCGCGGCGCTGAAAAGATTATGCCTGCCGTGTTAAAGCAGCCATTGGTCGGCATGCGCTACGCTACAGAAGGAGTTCTTACCCTCAAAGGTGATGAATTAGTAGATGATATTAGTGGGAAAGATGCGCTTGCCCAATCACTTGGGTTCTCACCTGAGCGTGTTGCACAGCGGCAAAAGTCTAACATTGAGAAGAAATCAATGGAGCAGGACATCATTAATAAGCGGCAGGATTTGATGAACGCTTTCTTTATGTCTATTGATACCCAAGATTCAGACTTTACTGACCGAGTTATTGACAAAATTAGTTTGTTTAACCGCACACATCCGACATACCCTATTTTGGGCGACACTTTAATGAAGTCTGTAACGACTCGATATAAGTCCCGTGCCTTAGCCAGCCTAACCGGCGGCATACCTATCAATAAAAACTTGATGGGCGCCCTTGAGGATATGGGGTACTACGGGGACGAAGCCTAAAAAAGACCCCCGCGCTGGGCGGGGGTGCAAGGTTGAATAATCAACCACCAAGAGGAGTGCCATAGGCACCGACAGCGAGGAGATGCTGTCAGGCCGAAGTGTACTACTTAATTCTCCACACTCGCAAGCCCTTGACCCCATTCTCAATCACCCCACGCATTTCTACAGAATACTTTAATCTTTTAACCACGGCTCCTACTTCTTTTTTCGCCGTTTCCAAATCTAAGCAAGGGATAAAGAAGGTGCGCCCCGGCTTAAATTTGCTCCAATCAATCTCAAACGACAGGCCGTGGACTCTCATCGTCGGCGGGTTTTAGTGACTCAACATAGTCCTCGGTATTAATAAAGTCCCCCTTGGAGCAGTCAAACATAAAGGCATCCGTAGGTAGCCCCTCAATCTTGGTGCCCTTAGCCATACGCTTTTTAACTGTCTTTTCGTATATGCCCTCGGCGGCTAAAGTATTTAATACATCCTTAAGTGTGATCTGGTTCTTGGTACAGAACTGCCGTAGGTGCTTGGCACTGATAAATAACTTCTTAGTGTCTGGCTCTATCCGTGCAAGCAGGTCAAACTTCGGCTCTACAATCGGCAACTGGGCCATACCTGAGCGCTTGTCGGCGGCGTCGTTAATAACAAGGATGCTCCCACGGAACTCATTTAAGAACTCGCCTATCGTGCTGGCTTGGTTTGTAGGAGGTGCCTTAATCTCGTGACGCATCTTAGAAAACTCAACAACCATCCACTCAAAAACCCTTTTAATATCAATGTCAATCAGTCCAAGTTTCTTAGCAATCATGGCTCCCGCAATATTACAGGCGGCAACACCTGACCAAAACCGCTCACGTCCACTAAATTTAACCTTTTTGTCGATAACAACCTGTATCTGCTTGACCATATCTATGGCTTCTTCAAGGTTTGATACTAGCCATTGCAGGTAAATGCGCCCTGCGTGCCCGTAGTTATTGTCTAATTGGCTAAATATCTCGTCGGCTTCGACCTTGTTCATGACGCTATTAACAGGTATTTGAAACTCAATTAACCGCATTAACTCGCCATCAGGGGTCGATTTCAGCGACGCCAACTTGTCATAAAAGGATGCGTTAGAAGTACACACGCACAGTAAAGACCACTTTGATGTGTTAAGCCGCTCTTCGTTAGACTGAGACTTCATGCGGTTACGGGCACGGCCTTGCGACACGGCGTAGACAAAGTCAGAAAAGTGCTCTGCCTCTACGTTAGTTATCTCGTCACAACTAATTGGCAAGTTACCCATCACGCCCATCCTATGCAACTTGACGTTTATGGTGTCTTTAGCAATAAGCATCTGTTCCTCGGGGTGTCCGTAGACGCTGTGCATAACCTTGGCTACCGTTGTTTTACCTGTTCCCGATACATTGTTGACTAGGTTTATAACCGCGCCTTTTAGGTTCAGGTGTGTCAAAAGCGGAGATCCAAACGCCGTGAAAAACCCGAACGCATGCGGCTCCATACTGGGGCGGTTGTACACATTCGCTATCTTTTTCCATTCGTCTAACGTGCCAACCGGCTGCATGTACTCTGACAACGCCGAGGTCATTGAAGAAGGGGGGCTATATTTAATACCTTCCGCCGTTATCTCTTGGTCTCCAACAACGAATTTGCTATTTTTGTCTGCCCATCCGTACTGCATTCTCATTACCTCCACGTCAGTTTTGTACTGTAATTCGTTAACAAACTTAATGATGTACACCATGATGGCATCCATCTGCTTTTGTAATGCTGCAACGCCATAAAATCCTAACTTCTCCCGTAACTTTTCTTTGGTCATTACCTCTGTAATCGGCAACGCAAACTCTTTAATTCCATCTTTTGGTAGGTGCAATCTAATCCAAGCGACCTCCCCTTTCTGTGGATCTCTCATCCGCTTAACCACATAAAGGTCGTGCTGATAAACTAATATGGGGTCGTTATCCGCGATTTCAATATAGACGCCGCCCTGCTTGCCTCTAAAGTAAGGAAAGGGGTATTCGGGGATTGTGATCTTTGTAACCGGCACCTCGGGGGACTTTGCCTCTACTTCGACAAAGTTATCCTCGGCACGGGCTTTGACAATCTTGCGCCCCAACGCAATCGGCCCAACTATCTTGCCTTTATGGGAGCAACCCTCACACCCACTAGGGTTCCATTTCTCAAACGTGACACACTTCTGTGGGCCACCGGTATCCATAGCCTTGCGGATAGTCTCTTGGAAATCATATTCCTGATGGCGCTCTGAGATCTTATGGATGGCTGTGTCTCTATCCTCGCATGCCCACGCTACCGACAGCCCTGCACGCCATAACTCATAGTTAACTGTCTCTTGCTCTGTCGCTATCTTATGTATCTGAGCGCATCCTTCGCCCTTGATAGTCTTTTTAATAATTATCTTGAACCACTTCTCTTCGTTATTAGCAAGGGCTTTAGTCAATTCATTTAGTTCTTGCCTCGGTACATTAAACTCAGGAGGCGCAACAAGAACACCGAGTTGGGACTTAACTGTTTCGTACTCTATTTCATCTGATAAGCAAATAATAGATACAGGCTTAGGCGGGTCATCCTTAAAGTTTAGAGTCTCAGGAACCCTAAGTATCGAGGCTAAGTCTGCTGTGCGCGACGGGTCAACATGGAAATCGTATTCTTCGCAAAGATACTTGATGCGTTCGGCAACGGGCTTCCACTCCTCAGCAGTGATAGTTCTGCTAAGTCGCCAGTAGATATGCAGCCCCCGCCCCGAGTTAACAACTGTCGGCTTAGGTAGTCCTGTTGCCTTACAAAAGTTTTTAAGCGCGGCAAGACCTTCACCTTGGCTAGGATAGTCTTTGCCTTCACCGCAATCAATGTCTAGCCAAAAGGCTTTGATGTACTTGGCGTTTGGTTGCGTGCGTGATTTGTTTGTCTCGTACTTTGAGCATGCAAAGTATGCGTTATATTCGTCTTCCATCAAGCCAGCAATTGCTTGCTCGCATTCATCCAATGTCTCATGGAATGTCTGTCTTGGCTTATTCCCCGCCTTTAGCCCAACAATGCAATACCATCCTTCGGATGGAAGCACCGCCGACAGTAATTCTGTAGTTGCCATTTGCCGCCCTTGCGCCGCAGAAAAGAAAGGGCATCAGGGGGTTGCGGCGATTAACCCCTTTTCGTTCCGTCGAACTAGATGCCCGTGTTACTAAACGCTAAATTTAGCCTTTGCCAAAACTTCTTCAATCCTTGCAATTTGTTTCTGCCTTGGTATTTCTAAACCCTTAAACCATTTGTATATGGTCATTCGGCTTACCCCAAAGTAAGTAGAAACATCAGACACAGGGATTTCTTTAGCAATGCACAGTCGCCCCAACGCTACACCGAGGTTTTCTGTACTGGCTTCTTTATTCGCCTTAACAATTCGAGAACTGTAACCACGACTGTCCGTCATTACTCGTCATCCGTAGCCCAGTTGCCCATAATTTCAGCGAGATCTTTTTTCTCAGTCGGCGCCTCCGCAGCCTTCTTAGAAACTTTTTTGGTTGGCTCAGGAACCGCTGCTTCGGCCTCTGCTTTTACTTCGGCTTTATTCACAGTAGATGCTACCGGAGCGGCAATTGCTTTCAGTTTTGCATCTGATTGTGAGGCAGTCATTACGATTGCTTGTTTTGCATCCAAGGTTGCACCTTGCTGTTTTGCTACTTCCCACTGTTCCTTGGAGAGGAAACCAATAGGCTTGAAGGTCAACTTGGGATTGTCGCTGTCCGAGTCAAACTTCATTTCGGTGACAATCATATTGATGTTGTATCCCTGTGAAGCAACGTATTTGGCGTACTGCTCAAACGGCATCTTGTCGATGTCGCCTTTGCCGAAATAGGACTTTGATGGGAGCAACAATTGATAAACACTACCTTTGATGTCGTCGGCTAATACAACTGCCAAACGTTTTTCGTACCGGCACGCACGCGAATCGCCATTGCCTGAACCCTTAATGTTCTGTGGGCAGTTATCGCAATTTGGGCCTTGTGGGCTTTCTACACTTGCATCAGGAGCGATGCCGTCATTAGACCAGCAATCAGGAGGTGCTGATTCACCGGCTACATACTTACCGGCATAGAACTTACGTGCTACGTGCTTGGTTCCATTTACAATTACAATGTTCATGGAACGGCTTTCGTTCTTGGCAATCTCCTCGCCGCCTACCATCATACGGAATACAGCACCGCGAATGGATATGCGCTTGCTACCACCGCCGCCACCTAGCGAACGGGTTAACTCATCTACACCGGCTTCTTTAATGTAGTCGGGTACTGCTTGTTGAAACAAACTAATTTCGTTACTCATTTATTTTCTCCTAATGGTAATTGCATACTCTTTTTCAACCTGAAGTCCGGCGGGATGCGTATCCGGGTTTTCCTCTAAAAACTGTTTCATATTTGTTTGATGTATACGGCGCTCTAATAACTCCATTGCTTCATTATCTTTCATAAACCTATGAAAGTTTTCCCAATCGTTAGTCCAATACCGGCTCTTGAGAGTGCGGTAAGCAGTACCAAACGGTGTGCGAAAACTATCAACCCCGGCTTCTTTACAGATGTCTAGCAATTCGGCGCCAATAACTTTCATTTGCGCTTCAATGTCTTCAACCTGTTTTTCCATGCTCTGCTTAACTCGATCACGCTCATCACGCATCTTAATGTAAACAGAGACAAGTTTATCTACGGAAACATCCATATTTTTATCCTCTTGGTTAAGCACTCGGATCTACGCCCGATGTTTAATACTACTACTGAAACTATACTGTGTCAAGAACTAATTTCATTTTTATATAAATCAACTAACTGAGTGTGGACATTAAGTTTGTTTTGTAACATCCCATACAACTTAGTTTCTACTTGACTTCCTGTGATGTGCACAACAGTCATTGGGTTCTTTTGCCCCTGTCTGTGTATGCGAGCGTTTGCTTGCAGATAAGTCTCAATAGAAGTGACGGGAGCGTACCAAATAATCACATTGGCAGCAGTCAATGTTACACCATGTGCGGCGGCTTGAGGCTGAATAATTAATACTTTTGGCTCAGGGTTTTCCTGAAAGCGCTTGATAATATCTGTTCGCTTGTTAACAGGAACTTGCCCATTAATTATTTCTGATGTAATCCCATTCTTTGATAGGTGCTCACTAAGAAGCGTAATCGTATGGGTAAACGGGACAAATACTAGAACCTTATGAGATGCCTCTTCGATAACTTCTTGCACCACGTTGAGACGATTTGATACATCAAACTCCATTGTGTTACCGGAGTCGGTGTAAACAGCACCGCCTGAAATCTGTAGTAATTTAGTAAGGTTTGTAGCAGCATTGACTGAAGATACTTCCTCACCCGCCGCAGACAACAACATATCTTTCTTAAGAATCTGATAGTACTTTTCCTGCTGGGCCGTAAGCGGTGCGTGCCGTGCGGTGTAAGTTATTTCCGGTAAGTCAATGCAATCCTCTTTGATAAACCGAATAGCGGGTTGCAATGCAGCAAAAATTGTTTTTTGAGAGTTGTGTTTGGGTATCCATTTAAACCGGCTGATGTTAGTCATAACCATGTCTCGGAACGCCCCAAAGAACCGTGGAACAGCATGTGGGACAACCATCTTAGCCAAGCCATAGGCATCCGTAGGAGACTGTGCGGCAGGGGTTCCGGTCATCATCCAGACCCATGTAGTCGGCTTAATTATTTTTTGTAGCGTCTTCCACCGCTTGGTTCCTACATTCTTGTAGGCATTAGCCTCATCCACAATGATTAGATCAAATGTGCCATCTTCAATAATGGTATCGGCTATGGTCTCCACACCATCGTAATTAACGATAACAAACTCGGCGTTACTGTTAACAAGAGATTTGCGCTTTTCCCTAGCCCCATGCGCAATAGCCACCGTGCGATGTAGGGCGCACTTAAATAGATCTGACTGCCAAGACGCCTGCATGATGGACAGGGGGCAGATAACTAGAACCCGATTAATTAACCCCTGCTCCATTAGATAGTCAGCCGCCCATATAGCCGCCGCAGTCTTGCCTGTACCCTGTTCGTTAAAACAGAATGCTCGCTTATGCAGGGTAAGGAATGAAGCCGTATCTTTTTGGTGAGACATCGGGGGGTAAGCCCCGGGCCACTTATAGTCTCGTATTATTGGGGACGGTATATTTCTAAGATTTAATGTGCGCAGTGTTTGGGCCTCATGCAATCCCCAGTTAACCGCTACCTCACTAACTTCTCCATTCTTTTGGACAACTTTGCTTTTTTTAATTGTCTCTGTAATGCGGCTAGGAAACTTAGTCCGAACTACTAGCACTTGATTATTAATTATTTCCATACTTTTAAAGGTACTCTTTCTTTCTTCGATCCGGTTGTCACAACATAATTTAAACGAGACTCATTAAATCCTTTGTAAGGTTCCCAAAAGTAATCACCTCTCATAAGTAGGTACCAATTATTGTAGTTGTAATTTGAGTTAAATCCTGTTCTATAAACAAGAGTACCTACGTTCATCCGACCACCAAAGATATTTAAAGCCGCTATTGGTTTTATTGTGTTCCCCCCAAGACATGCAGAATTAGCACTCCCCGGGTAATACACCGGCCCTAAAAATACAGGCATTTTTAAATCTTTAGCATACGCAGCCGCTTGTTCAAAATGATCTGCAAGTGTTGTAGCAGCCGTACTTGTGTTCATATCCTTTTTACATTCAACGCCAAAGAATATGTGCCCCCCATCATGCGGAGCCTTTACTAAGAAATCAATTGCGTTTCCGCTTTTAGTTTTCCATTGCTCTCGATACTGCCACCTACTTTGGAAAAAGAATTTTCTTAATTCCTCTGCGTAATCATCTTCACTTTTTGGGGGCGTTTTTGCGTACCGATCCGTCAGGGTTCCTAGAGAATGATCGGTTAGCCGAAACTGATTTAAGTTTAAGGTTGGACTTGGCGTTAGTGCCGCCCTTTGATAAAGGCTTGACGTGGTCAATATCTTTCCCCTCTCTAGCGTCGGCTTTGCCATTTCCGTTCTTATCTGTCCCGTTTTTGTCCATGCTATATCGGGCACGCTCTCGTGTGGCTCGTAGGCTTTTTTCATCACGATCCTTTTGCTGTTGCCATTCTTTCTTGTAGGGGCGGGGTTTGTTTACGTAAGGCATAATAATCTCCTAAAAGGGTTTCCCAAATTGTGGATTATCTTTGATACCTAAGTCAAGGGCCAGCCGCTCGTTCTCATCTTTGACCCTGTGATATGCCTGTTTCCAATGCTCAACTTCTTTCTTTAGGCGTTCGATCTCGGCTTTGTATTCTTCAGGAGTCATTCTTTCACCCTATAAAATTTCTTGGAACCAATACGCACAACATCCGCGATCCCATTCTCAACAAACTTTTCTAGCACTCTATATACCCTAGTCTTACTAACAATCCACTCCTTTGCGATTTTATTTGCCTGAACCGGGGTTTTTGGATGAGAAAGTAAATAGTTCCACACACCCTGTTCAAAGTCGGTCATCTCAACTGCCACTGTTCTTCTCCTTTTATAATCGAGTACCACTACCTTTGTTCCGATTCGCACAAGGCCACACTTGCTTCAATGCATCAGTAACTAACATATCTGCGCTCTTGTGACGTATGCCGGGGTTAGATTCAAGGTAACTTTTAACAACATCCCTAACCTGACCATTCGTTACACCCGCCGACGGACAACTAAAAACATGTTGCTGTGCATCGCTTACCCCGGCTACATATCCAAGGGCAAACATTCTCCAAATAGTTTCATCACTATTTATGTGTCTTAATAAATCGTTACCCGTAAGAAACTCAGCGTGTGCCATGCATGGGATGAACAGTAAACTTGCAATTAGTTTTTTCATTTCAGATTGCCTCCCGATTTAATTATGTCTCCTCCATACACATACGTACCAACATGTTCTAATTTAATGAATGGATTAGCGTAAATTTTGCCGCCGTGCTTACGCCATAGATCGCAGAAGTGATAGTCCTCAGATAGCAACGCACCTGTCTCGTCGATACTCGTAGCAAAGAACTCATGAGTTAAAGGTTTAATGTACTCACCGTTTTCTTTGTGTGTGGATACCCGATAAGTGGGTACGTGAGGCATAAGATCTTCAAATACCCTGCGTTTAATTAGCATGAACCCCGTACCACCGTGGCGCACCTCAATCACTCCATCGGGATCAGACTCTTGCATTTGTCCCGCCATGTTAAATACAAAAGCACCGCCATAGTCTTGTAGGTTTTCTTTACCAAGTTTTGCCGCTTTGCCCACTTGTTTCCAATCAACCTCTTTTTTAGGATAAATACCACAAGTAATATCCCGATCAGCCGCCATGAGTTGCGCTACAGCCTTACCATCAAACGATATATCTGCATCTATGAACATAAGGTAATCCATACCCTTTTCAAGAAACAGTCTAGCCAACTCATTACGGGCACGGGTAATCAGGCTCTCGTTAGTAATCTGCGCCCAATAAACAGGAACCCCGATTTGTTTCATCATGTTTATTGTGCCTAATAGACCTGCTACGTAGTTACCAGTACACATCCCGCCGTACATCGGGGTTGCAATCATAATGCTTGGTTTCTTTTCTTCACTCATACTTTCCTCACGATAAGTTGATACCCGGAATAGGCGATATTTAATTCATCTTCAAACATATTTACGAACGCATCTATTGCAACCTTGGGGCGTTGCAACAGAGTGAACCCTTGGGGCTTCCACAGATAGTCATCAAAGACCATGAAGCCTTTTGACTTTAACAAAGGCCAAGCCATACACGCATCGGTCAGTACATCCTTGGCTAGGTGTGACCCATCAATGTAGATAAAGTCGAACTGTTTTTTGTGGGCAAGCAATCCAGCCAATCCTTCAACAGACGTACCTCTGAGCGACACCACAGCACGATTAGGAAACTTGCTGCGAACTAAAGTAATGTTCTGATGAAACCGTAACTCAGCCCCATCCATTTCGCCATTAACATGTTCAGATCCACCTTCCCATGTGTCGATGCAGACAATCTCGCCGCCATCTTCCATCATGTTCTCGATAGTCCATACCGCAGACCGCCCTTCAAATGACCCAATCTCTAAGAAGTTTTTACGCTCCGACAGATGCGGGATCAACTGCTCCCATACATGGGGTGCCCAGTTAAACCAATCCTTTGTGTACTGATAATCGCTCATTACTTATCTTCACTTTTGAGAAAAGTTATTTTGGGGGTTTCTTTAGTAAGTGCGTAATACTCTAACTGCACCTTGGCTGAGTTAATCATCTTGCCTGCTAGATTTGCTAGTTCTGCGGCATCAGAATGTTTAACAACACCGTTACGCAAGTCGTTAAATACTTGGGACAATTGTTCTCTTAATTCAGTTACGTTTTTCATCTTGGTTCTCCTTAGTTAAAAGTTTACGTCTTTTTACTGCGGCTCTTGCTAATTCGTTTATATGCGCTCGTTCTTCAGGTGTTCGGTTTCTACGCTTTGCATTTATTTCTTCTTTGTTTTCTGCATATTTTGCCCTTTGTTTAACATTTATTTTTTCTCTGTTTGCTTCTCTATATTTTTTGTTAGCCTCTCTTTCTTTTTCAATGTTAACTACGTAGCGTTCACGTGCTTTAGCACGTCGTCGCGCTTTAGTTTCTTCTGCGGACATTTTGCTTTTTGGTAAAATACCTAACTTTTTCTTGTACTTTTCTTTGGATATTTTAAATCGTTGTTCGGATGTAGTGTTGACTAAATAATCACGCCTAATAAGCATCTCAAATCGTTTGGCTTCAATCATTTCTTTTGGAATGTCTTTGTAACTTAATTGTGTGTCTTTAGTTAGTACACCCTTAATATAATTATCTGTAAGGTTTTTAATACCATCTAACCCCCTTTGCTTACCTTTTTCTACATATTCTTTTTTGCGATATTCTTTTTTGTATTCTTTTACTTCGGGTCGTGCACGGTAATTGCGTGCTCTCTCCAATAATTTTTCCTTATTTGCTTCATAGTATTTTGCCCAACGCTCACGATCTTTGGATAAATCACGGGTAGCCCTACGTTTAGCCCTGTATTCTTCAGTTCGACGTTTAGCATTTCTCTTATCTTTTTCTGTTAAAACGGCGCTTCCTCGAAGTCCGAGAACTTTATCTTCCGAACTTTGGTTTGTTTCATCATCCATTTTTGTATTTTCTTCCTCTCTTCGTCTGTTTTAAAAGGCCACGCCATACGCAATGAATCTAACGGGGGGTCATCTACATCAAGATATTGATGCTCAGATGCAACCAATTGATTTATTAAAAACCAATCTACTGCGGGTTCGCTCATCTCCATTCGCCTTTCCCATTGTGTTCACAATCTTTTACATGGCAAAATTTTCTGCATGTGAAGTTAGGTCTTGCGTTCCATACGTCATTTGTCATAGCAGCCTCAAGCCTTTGGATCTCAGGCAACCACCGACTCCATGCCATCTCTTGCGCATTGTTAACGAATGACGCCTTTACCAAGTCTTGGGCTACAACAAACAGCAGCCCTGCTTTTATAGATTGCACATGCGGGAAATGCTTGAACGTCAGTAATGCTAACAACTCTAACTGTTTGGTGTCGGCGTACTGAGAGGACTTGCCTGTTTTATAGTCCACGATCATTGCGGCATCTCCGTCGATGATCAACAAGTCTGCTATTCCACGGAACCACACGTTCTCATCTTTGAACCCAACCGGCTCAAAGTCTTTGGTCAGCCCCATCTCGTACTCGCACAACTTCAAGCCGGGCAGAGATTTTAAAAAGTCTAAATGCGGTTTTATGAAAGCATACTTGGGGTCTATTGGCTTATCCGCACACACATAATCTTCGGCTGCTGCATGAACCTCTGTGCCGTAGTCAAGATGTGGGGTCGGCGGTTCAACAATGTCCTTAACAATCCGCATCCGATAATACTTTCGGGGGCACTGCTGAAACAGCGAGATGCTGCTGTATGACCAAGTATATTTCATTCTTTGATATGGCTTTTTACAGCCGCTCTCATTAGCCGTAGTTCAACGATTGCTTGATCAATTGTAGACGCTGCTGATACATGATCATTTCTTAATAAATGCTCGTGAATTTCTTTTAATAATCCTTTTACTTTTAACTCATAGGTTGTGTAATTTAATGTTGTGTCTATTTTCATTGATTTACCCTGTAATGACGCCACATTGTTATATGCTTCGATACCTTTAAGATTTACCATAGTTAACTCCATATCCAACTTCACATGTAAGGGGTAGTGTCTGCGCCCATTTGGGTCGCCATTGCATACACTTGGTTACGTAATCTACCGCTTCCTCAACTTCGTCTTCTTTAGCAATACACACGACAGAGTCATGCACCGTCAATGCTACCTTATATTGCTTGGCAATTTTAAGCATTTGTTCCCCGATTACACACCGTGCAACCGCTTGGGTAAAGTTCTCGGTGACTTTCCCGCCATAAATTTTCGTTTCGCCCATCCTTGTTTTATACGAATACTGACCGTCGGAGTCGGCTTTAAGTCCACGATAGGTAAGGTACAACCCGGAGGGTAGTCGGATACCGGACTCAGTAACGGATATAACTTCGGGGTACATTCCAATTGGTGTGGTTTGTCTTGCAACCAAAGCATCAAGACTTTTTTGCGCTTGTTTCCATAAGGCCGGGATCTTGGGATAGGTTTGTCGATAGACGGCGATAATGCGTTGGCACTCTGCCTCCGGTAGGTCAACCCCAAATACCTTAAGTTGAGCCTGAAACTTAGTCGCGCCCATTCCGTATCCCGCCCCAAGGATAGTCGTCTTACCAACAAATCGCTCTTCCTTCGTAATTTCCTCGACAGATTTGCCATAAATTGCCGACGCCATGATTTTATAAACGTCTTCGCCTTTATCGAACGCATCAACTAAGTCTCCTTGACCTGCCAACCAAGCCACAGTACGGGCTTCAATCTGTGATGAGTCGGCGTTAATGATTACGTACCCATCGGGAGGAATGATCGCTTGCTTTAGCCTCCCACTCCTCGGTAGGTTCTGAAGATTAAGTTTGTCATCCCCACCCCAACGCCCTGTGTGGGCGGCGTAATAGCGCAAAGGCACAGGCATGTTGCCTCTCTTTGCTATTCCAATAAATCGTGTGGTGCGTGTCTCCTCTAGCGTACTCTTTGTCCCAAGCCGTGCGGCAACAAGTGCCTGTACCCGCAGATCCTCATGCTCCTGTAATTCTTTCAACCCTTCATCAGACTTAGCCAATGCCCATGCTTCTTTGCCTGTGGCAGGGCTAATCTTAGTCGGCACTACCACGCCAATGCTTTGCAGCAGTGCAGCAAACTTATCGTTTGACATCAGCGTATCTCTGTCGGACTCCGCAGCAGCCATCAACTTTTCTTTTTTATCTTTGACATCCTCTAGGTGTTGCTCAAGCGACGGTAGGTCTAGTTCTAAGACCGGCTCAGTAAACATTCGCAGAGTGAGGTCAATAAGTTTAAGTTCTGTTTTAGTAAATCTAGGGGCAAGGCATTGAAAAAGAGCGTAAGTGAGGTCAACGTCATTACGACAATAACTACCGTACCGGCTAAGATCCTCATCAGAAAACGCTGCTCGTCTTTTGCCCATCGCATTAACCACTTCATTGCCTTTGACTCCTAGGTTGTATCGTTCAGCCAACTTCGCCAAACTATTTCCGACTTCAAGCCCGTCGGTAGCACGCGCCATGCACAAGGTATCTAGCCATGCCATCGGCTTAATACCGAATTTCCAAGAAAGGATTGCGCCATCGAACATCATGTTATGCGCCAAAACAAACGCCTCAGACCACTTAAACTTACCCAAGAAATGCATGGTCTCAGAGTACGTACCGCTAAACCATTCTGTCTCGGCGTTGTCAACCTTTACGCCAACCCCTATGACTTCAAAGTTGTCGTCACGCACGTACTCCTCTGTGGTCATCTTTGAGAGCGAAAACTCTCTGTCGTAGTACGTCTCAAAATCTACGCTAATAATCATATTTTTGTTTCTTAGTTTTTGTGCGTGGGTAATCGGGGTTATTTATTAAGTTTTTATTAATGCGAGCCAATAAGCCTGAAGTAGAGTCTTTTTGTTCGGGGGTTTCATACATAATAGTAGCCATGATGGCTTCTCGCGTAGCCTGACGTTTTAACTTAACGTATTTGCGCTTGATCAAAAACTTCTCGATCCAATTGAAACGGCCTTCCAGTAATATACTGTTCCACTTAGTTTCTATATGGCGTGACTCAAAGGGGTGTACAAACTCCTCGGGGTACATGTCCATGCGCTCAAGCATAATTTTTACTTGCTCAGAAACTATTCCCACTTTTACTCCTCAGAACTGGTCAGGTCAGCATCTATCATCGTCATCAGCGATGAAAGAACGCAACGCGATCTCAAGCGACTCAAGGCTAGTCTCGTTGACCACATAAGAAATACCACCGGCTTCTTCGATGGTTGCTAACTCACGCTCTTGTAATGCAGTAAGTTTACCCGCGCCTGCCTTGCACTCGATGGCAAGGAACCTACCGCGCATGCACGCGATAATGTCGGGCACACCACTTCGACCATAGCCGCCTGTTGCAGGCATGAAGTGATAGATGTTGTACTTCTTGAGTAAAGCCTTAACCTTGGCTTTGACTCGACCCTCTGGTGTTGTCATTGTGTATCCTCTTGTCGGATTATGGACAGAGTATACTTCAGACTAATTAAGATTGCAAGGGCTTTTTAGTATTAGGGAGAACCCCCAAAAGAAAACTAACATTTCCGTGTCGCACGGATTTGTTAGTCGGAAAGGGTGTGGGATTAGCAGATTAACCTGTCCCACGCAGGTCGATTGGAGTGCTCCGCATCTGCAATACGGTCAAACAAGAAATTATTCTATCACTTTAGTTTCACCTGCTACGATGAAATAGATTGTTTCTTTCTTGGCGCCGTCGTCGCTCTCATACTTAACACCGATGTCGGCAGCGAACTGATTCATGTCTAGCAACTTGAGCATGGTAAATTTTTCCTGTGTGTACTGATTCAACTCATAGGTGCTTTGGTGTTTGCTAGTCGTATCAGGGTTGCCTATATGCGCACACAGTAATGTCTCGTCTTGCATAACTCTAATGACATAACCGTTTTTGGTTTCAAAGTGAGCAAGCACATTGCAGGCAATCTCATAGTTTTCTCCCTTCCGTATTGTGTCATTACTATTCATTGAGTCGAGGATCCGCTTTGGCACAGGGGGGTTGTTAGCCATGACTACATCGACAAAGTAATTAGCAAGTTCTAGGTAATTAACACTGATTGAGTTCCGATAGTCCCTCTCAACTTTTTCGTGCATAGACTCTACTGTGTACTTGACATTTGCGATTAGACTCTTGCCCAACTCTGCCAGAGTCTTCTTCGCAAACTGTTCTATAACAGTACGCGCTGCTACCTTAGCGTCTTTGCAATACTTCCTGTTGCGCTCACCCCGTTGCTTCTTAATAGTATGTGCGTCGATGGCATACCATCTTTCGGTCATTCCCTTAGTAGGACTGAATCGGTCAAAGCATGCCCGAATCTCACCCACCACCTGACCATCTTGCCAAGCACGAACAGAGTCGGCGTAGTGAATGTCCCCATACCTGATCACCTCGTACTCTAGAAGTGGACGTTTAGCATAGACCAACTCAAGTACCTCTTTGAGTCGGGGTGCGAGGGTTGCGCCTTGGCGCAGGTTTTTAATCTTCATAGTTTTCTCCAATCAGAAATTAAATTTAGATAGTATTGAATCAACATTGGCTTTGACATCACGACGCACCACTTCGCTATCACGCAAGTCGGTTGCCTCAAGCCCTGTGAATGTCTGTGACATCAGAACCCGCGCTCGTTCCAACTCAGGATCTTTGGTCACATTGAGTACCTTGAGCATGTCGATCAACTCGTGTGCGTTATCCACCAAGGAGTCGCGGAATATTTTCTTCTTCGTCTCCTGCCCACTATCCTCAAGCCTTTCGCTAACATGGGATAAACATTCGTGCAGGCGAGACCACGCTTCCTTCATAGCCCCCTTCACTCGCTCTTCGATGGCGTTGTTGCATTGCGTCTCCAACTCATTGCGTGCCTGCTGTCCTATGTTGATACGCCAATCCCCTGCTGTCGGCACAGGCGAGAATGTGTAGCGGAACCGAAACTTACCGGCAATATCTTCCGCTTCGGGATACTCACTTCTGTCGAATAGCGTGCCCAATTGGAAAGCAGCCGCGTCTACTAAGTTAGGATAAGAAGTCAAGAAGTCTTGGACTAGCGCGTTGTATTCTTGCTCCAACTCACTAAGCCGTTCCTTGTACCTCAAGAAGTTCTCCACAGGTAGTAGTCGTAGTCCGTTGTCCGACCAAGGCAAAGTATTTACGTTATGCCAAGCCCGAGCATTGGCTGCAAACTTCACGATGTTGTCCAACTTCTGTGTACCGGCAAGCAGGTTCTTGTTGTAGTTACCCGCGCGAGACTTGGCCCCGCTAGTCGTATCTACTTCTTGAGAAACACGCTTGTCTAACTTGCGGGCAGTCCAGCAACTAATTGATAACTCTACAAGCATGGCACTTGTTTCGATTCCGAATGAACTCATGATTTATTCCTTTCTTTCATTTCTTTAGAAGCAAGATATTCAATGACCTGTGTGATAGACGGAGTGAACCCCACCTGCTTGGCAAAGTCCCCCTGCAAAAGACGCAGGGTTTCATATGCCTCAACGCTCACCCGTACTGATTTGCTTTCCTCTTTCATAGATGCACCGCCTTTCCATACTTGTGTGTAAACCGTTTGTTGTCTTTGATGCACCACAACAAAGGGGCGCTGACCTTAGACCAATCACCCTCCCCATCGTAGAAGCACCCGTCTGTTACCACCACTACGCAGTCGGGATTGATCTGCTTGTCACCCATGAACTTGATTACACAGGAGGGATCAGTCCCTCCACCACCTCGTGGTTTCGTAGAATCAGTTAGGGTTTGAACCGCCCCGTCTTCGTAAGTCTCGTGCCCCGCCACATGGCTGTCCCAATACATCAACTCAACCTTCTGTGGTGTGACCTCTTCGCAGATGGACTTGATCTCAGATAAGAACTCAGACAATACCTCGCCACCTATCGAACCTGAAGTATCCACCGCAACCGCGATGCACTCCATGCGTTGAGAGATAGCAGTCGGCATATAGATACCCGACCCAAGCAGTCGCTTGTTGAACCGACGCCACGATGAGTCGTCGTGTCCCTTGGCAATCTGCTTGACAAAGTCCCGTAGTACCTCGCGCCAATCAATCTTAGGATTAAGCAATTCTTGAATATCACGAGATACACCACCGTTCATCTTGCCTGCAAGCAAGGCGCCTTGACGCAATGCGTTGTCGATCTCCTTGGCAATCTGCTCGGCTTCCTTCGCATCCATCTGCCCCGCCTCTTCCCATAGATGCTCATCGAACCCTTTAACATTTCCGTGCGGTGCGGATTTGTTACCACCTTCAGACTTATGTGAGCCACCTGAGCCACCCCTACCATCTTCCTCCTTCTCAAGAATTAGGAATACTTGATGCGCATCCATACCACGGAACCGTTCATCTATCAGCCCCATGACATTGCCTTCCTCGTCAGTCGGCATACGCACCACCTCCTGATCAGGGTCGTGATCTTGGATCTGCAAGTTAATGACATAGTCACAGGCAGCGTTGGCTAAGCCCTTGTTCTTCTTAAACAACTTCTCCCATGTGGTGAGATGCCGATACGCCTTGTGCATAGCCTCATGCAAGATAAGAAAGCCCAACTGCTTATCATCTAAGCGATCAACAAACGCACGCCCGTAGAACACATTGATACCGTCAGTCGCGGCAGTCGGCATTGATTCCTCAACCGTCACCTTGCCCACCATGAACAGACCTGAGAACAAACAAAACTTCTTATGACGCATGAGAGCCACATGGACTTTCTCGATGCGTTGCTCGGCAGTTAATTTAGCCATGATTTTCTTCCTCTTTAAGTTTTGCTACGTCTTTAGTTTTTTCTGCTTCAATCCACTTATTTAACTTGTACGTTGTCTCCAAAAAAGTATCGCGCAAAGATTCTGCTTCACTCATATCACTACAAGAATACTTGTAGTTTTCAATGTAGTAATCAACTACATCTACAAACTTTGCGCTAAGCAATCCACAACTGTCGTATTCAAAATGTTTGCAATCCATATCATACCCTTGAAGATATCCGGGTACATGAACCCAAACTTCTGCCCCTCCTGACATAACTACAAATTCCGTCCTAAATAATGGGCGACCATCTTCTTCTGATTTCGGCAGTTCACACTTTTCCGAGTCTACTAATTCAGTCATTATGTTTCCTTTTCAAATAAAATGTTTAACGCAGGGTCAAGTTCGATGCATGTACTTGCCTTGACATACCGCATCCATATAGCATGCTCGTGAATTGCTCGTATATGCCAAATGCTTTCGTCACCGTAATGATCCTTGCGCAATAGTATCCACACCTTGTCTTCATACAACACATAGCCCACCATGATTAGAACAAGTACTGATTCTCACGCATCCATGTAACAAACGATGCGCTTGTCATCACCAATGACTTCTTCTCGTCAGATTTCATAGCAGACAGACAGAACACAGACTGCAACTCCTTCGGCGTGCGCTTCATATACTCGAACCACTTGCCGATACTTGCTCTATCTATTCTCTGCAATGCGTTGAACGCTAAGATGCAAAGTGCTGCTGGAGATGAGGGTACGGGTGCTTCGTTGGGCTTGTTCACAATCTGCTCCCATGTTGGTAGCGAGTCAGCCACCTCCAAGTACGCCAACATATCTCTCGCTGCTGCTGCGCCAATCGTACCTTCGAGTGCTGTCTTTAGAGAATTGTGTGACATGTTGAGACGCTTCTTAACGATGTTGCTTGACTTGACCAAAGTGCGTGGTGATACACAAGAATCCTGTGGCTTCTTCGGATGAAAGATGTACGGGTTCTCTGCCTGCCCACCGTCATAGCAAGACGCCAATACTTGCGGGTACTCTTTGACAAAGGTAATTACCTCGGGCGCCACATTGTTCTGCACCGCATACATACCCCATGAGTCAGCATCAATCGTACCGTCGGCGTTGATACCGGCATGTGGTTTCTTGACCCTGATCTTGGTAATGCGACCAATCGTATGTGCCTTGATCGTATCGCCAACCCCGTCGGTTGTCAGGTTACCCGCGATCATCACGATAGAGTCCTCGTGAAGTTTCACCCCACCGATGCGACGCTCGTGGATTAGTGGATGCAACATGTTCTGCACCGCCTGAGATGCCTTGGTGAACTCGTCGATGAAGATGACAAGTGGCTCGCCCGTATGCAGTCCCCAATGATCGTTAAGATAGAAATGCGTAGTCTTAGTGTCATGGTTTGGTACCGGTATACCCACATCGCCCAACTCTGTGTTCGGCGCATCAATATACACACCCTTGTGACCCGTCATTGCCACGACGGTGTCGTGCATCGCGGTCTTACCAATCCCCGGCTCGCCTACAAGGTAGCAAGTGTTGGTCGTACCAATTGCAACTACGATCTCTGCTGCTTCGGTTAGGGTAACGCTACTATTTAGATTGACTTCCATTTTTATTTCCTCTTTGGTTAATTAAAATACTTACGGTTTGAATTGCTTACTGCTACTCCAATTGGTACTTCTACTTTATTAAAAACCTCCGTGTTATAAACATACTTAATTACCTCATCAAAGTAGGCAAGCATGGTCGAACCTATCTCCACTTGCTCTTCAGAGAAATACCCCCATGACTTAATAAATGCATTCAACCTACTGTTGTGATTCAGGCACGACACACCCAACTGCACAAAGTAATGGTAAAACTTCTCCAAGTCCTCGGGATCTTGCGCCTGCTTGACTGCTTGCAAGAATACTTTGCATATATCGTTTCTGCGAGTTACTCTGTACCCGCTTTGACTAGGCAGATAGACTTTAAGCACCATCTTCCCGTAAGTCTGTTGTGTTTCTACCAACTCCTCGGGCAACTGTTGGGCTACGGCGTTGACCTCCTCATCTTTTATGCCTGTAAGTATTTTGCCCATGTTCTTAACGTATTCTAGGAAAGCACCAAACTCTTTGCGCTTAGACTTCATAGCGACCCTGTTCAACTTATACGCATGCGTTCGCACAGGGTTCATCACCTCACCGTCTTTGATAGCGATGGGAGTCTCTGAGTCTGCGAACGGATACCACCCCTCTTTGCCTATGACTTGTAGGTAGGTTGTCCCTCGGTCATACTTGGTTTTGCAAGGCGATACCGCATCAATAAACTGCCTCGTGCTGACAGCGTCGTACCTGCACAGAGATATAGAGACTTCCCCGTTGGGAGACCACACCACTACGTGCGACCCGTACAAGGTAAGGGACACAGCACCGGTCTCTGCGTCGTGACTGATTTGGCAGTAGTTATACCGTCGGCTACCCAATGGGCGCAATCCCTTGTCCCCGCCTGACCGGTACGGCATTACCTCGTCGTGGTACTCCTTTGCCTCTGCGTAGGTAAAGAACCTCGGCAGGTTTGCACTATTTACATTCATTTCTTTCCTCCCTTGTTAACATTTCCGTGCGGTGCGGGTTTGTTATCTTGTTTACCCTCTTTCTTCATGTCACGCCATGCCATGATGCCAATACCCACCACGACAATTACTACGAACCACACCAACTCTTGTGCTGCTTGCGCAGCCATGCCTGACTCAACCCACCAATTAGTTTTCATTTGTCATCTCCTCTTCCAATAAACATACACGCCAAGAAATATACGCAGAACGCTATGGCGATCAGACCAAGTGCCCCGTTCAAGGCACGCAAAAACTCAGCGATCTCGCTCATAGGTCAAAGTCTCCCCCGATAGCCACCATCTCGTCGATATAGTGCTGATACAGCGTGGCAAGGCGTACCTCTTCCTTGGTCGGCTTAAAGGCTTTGGCGTCGGCGTCAAAGTCGGCACTTACCTTGTAGTAGACCGTTGCTGCCTTGAGCATGAAGAAAAACGCCTCTTGATGGTTCATCTCTTGGCTCATATTGCAGGCTCCTCGTAGCGATATTGAATGGCGTAACCCTCGTCTTTTAAGACTTTCAGGGTTGATTTGGTCAGCGTCTTGCCACCTTGGATTCTCAAGAATAGGTTGGCGGTTGGGTTGGCAGGATAGAAGTGATCCGTGCCGTAGTTGCACTTGACCATCACTCGGACAATCCCGTTCTCTGCGGGTTTGTCTTTGCCCACCTGATTCTCGCGAATGGCGTGAACCTTATCGTTTAAGGTAATGCCGTTGGTTGGCTTGGGTACAAGGTTTGGTTTCACGATTTGGTCTACAAGTCGTTGGTGCTCCATCATGTGTACTAAGACTTGGGTTAGGTTCTCTTGGCTCATGGTCATGCTCCTCTTGGTTGTTTTGGGTTGGTGTTGAACAGGTCGGCGGGGTTGTAGATGTGCTGATACGCTCCCTTGTTGTAGGCGATGGCTACGGTATGTTTTACCGGCTCGGTGATGTCAAGGTCTTGCTGACAGGGCAGGCAAGTGGTCTTACCTAGTCTGCTTCGCTTGAATGGGATAGCCTTGCCACAACACCGGCAAGGTTTGGGGGGCAGAGTCGCAAAGGGGTCTTTACTAACAAATCCGTGCGACGCGGAAATGTTACGGGTTGCGGTGGGCATAAGGGTCTCCAATCAATAAAGTAGAACAATAGGTTGCGGACAAACTACGACTGATGAACCTATATTATAGCATGGTAAGTTTACAATGTCAAGTTCTAAATGGGTATTTGGGGGGATAATGTTCTGTATTGTTCGTAATGTTCGGGAATGTGGAAAATTTAGGAACAATATGAAATGGCTAGGGCAAGCCGTTTGAGGTGTATTGTTCTAATGTTCTTAATGTTCTTAAAAAAGTATAGCCCCCCCGAGAGTTATCCTATTCTCATGAGATTCTGCGTGGAGCCTCGGGAAGGCGTGCTGCAAAACTTTGGGAACCATGTTTTTGCCAAAAATGGCAGAACAATTGAACATTGCTTTATAATCAAAGACTTAGGCGTAGAACAATAATCTAGAACATTAAGAACATCTCGTACAATATTGATTGGCGTGGGCTATCGCGTTGCCCGTGTGGGCTATCGCGTTGGGAGAGAACTGGTTAGACAGAACTGGTCAGAAAAAAACTGGTCAGGCGGAGCCTGCCCATTCCGCCCCGAACTGCTACGCAGTCCGAGACGGGGGCTTGGCTTAAATCGCGAAGAATATCGCACGAAGGGCTTGGTAGCGTGACGCGCCAAGATTGCGCAAATGCCAATAGGCGCGCTTTTTGCCATGCGACTTTATGTACCAGCACAGAGTGGCAGGGTTAGATTCAAAACTCAGGGGAATATTCATAATCACACCTTTCTAGAGAATGGGGCAGAGCCTAGACCCTGCCCCGAGTTAATTACGACTTAGCGGGAACGAACTGCTTCAACGCGACAATCGCATCGGCAAGAACCGTCTCATTCTCGGTCTTGCAGACCTCGCTCACCAAATCGCGCAGACCTTTCTTGAGAACCGACAACCGACCCTCAGCCTCTTTCTTGGTGTCCTTCTCGATCACCTCGATAGATTTGTCGAGAGCCTTAGCCTCAGCGATAGCCTCGGGAGTCGCTGTCCGATACAGAGCCAACTGCGCCTCTTTCAACTCTTCGACGCTCCGACCATTCGCAACCGCGACGGCTTTCGCCTTCTCAGCCTCGCGACGCTTGGCTTTCTCAACGGACTCAGCCTTTTCAGACTTGGGCTTGACCAACTGATACATCTTGAGGAACGGCACGACAATCTGAAGCCACGAACTGTTCGCCGAATTCGACGGGTCGATCACCTTCTTCGCTTGCGCATCGCACCGCAGGACATAAGCCGCCTCGTAACGCTTGCGACCATCTTCCCACAGGTCATAGGTCAGAACCCCCGCCGAAAACGCGGCTACAAACGCGTCTTTGATTTGGTCAAGACCCTTAGCCTGATCACCGGCAGCATCGCACAACAACTCAGCACCGCCCTGAAGCAGACTAACCTGAAACTCAGACCAACTTGGCGCAGACTGAACTGCGTCACCGTTCACTACCGCACCGACTGCGTCAGCTACTACCGTTTTCGTTTTACTCATTTTCATCTCCAATAAACCGGACAAACCTAGATGATCTAGGAATGTCCGCAATGGTCGCGCTGATCATTCGCCCCGCATCACCATGGACACATAATACCACAATCAGCGACATGGTGTTATTTTTTCGTGAGGAACCACGCCGAGCGCAGGTAGCCACGCCGAGCGCAGGTAGCCACGCCGAGCGCAGACACGCCATTCGCAAGAATCAAACGCCAAAAACAAAAATCGAATCGACTACCGTCATATCAATATCTCCCCGATAGTTTGTGACCCCCTACCGGTAACTCAATCCACCTACGATGACCCCCACCTAGTGGCACCCCCTAAAAATACTCGTGCGCCACAAGCAACTGCATACATAGTGTTTTGCACTGTCAATCCCGCGTCCACAGAATGACCCCCCACCCCCTAGGTAAATTTTGCCGCTAGGGGGA